TTCTGCTGTTACTTTAATATTTGAAATGGAACCTACAATTAACCCATCTATTTGGAATCCTAAATCATAACGAGCACTAGGTGATGTATCACCATCAAGGTTTGGAAGAAATCTAAATGAAAATCTTATTTTTTTAGATGTTTCATCTGTTAAAGCACTTTCTGGTACTCCATTAGTGTGTATTGTTGAATTTCTTGCAACTGTAAACGTAGAATTTCCATCACCTCCACTTATTGTAACTGTTTCACCTAAAGCATAATTTCCATCACCTGGGTCATCTATAACAAATTCTTGAATAGCACCAGCGGAGTTAACTTCAAGTATATCTACTGTTAATCCTGTTCCTGAACCACCTGAAGTTGTAGCTACATTCCCATTCATTGAATATCCTGTACCTGCAACAAAATTTGTAGTTTTAGATACTATTTGAGGTGTTAATAGTGTATTAGTTACTGGATCATAATTTTGTAGGAACATTCCTACTTTTTGTCCAGTACCAGCATTTGTTGTAATTGAAACATCATATTCTATATTATAAATTTGATAAGGTACAATGTCTGTATCAGTAATACCTAACATATAATATTGATCTACTCCACTACCTGCTAGAGTATCAAAACTAAAACCAGTTCCTAAACCTACTATTGAAATAGGACCAGGAGTAATTATCTTAGTAGTAGGTAATAAAGTAGTTGAATTAGGTTTTACTTTTCTATATGGGTTATATTGACTATTATAATATTGACCAGCACTAAAATTACTACCACTATAAGCACCATCATAAAATTGTTCTTGTGTATCATCCCAAGTAGTATCAATACCTAAAGTTGTTACATTATAATTCCAACTACCTTGTTGTGATACTGGCTCTGTATCTGCATCAGGAATAGCTGTTTCTGTAAATGTAATTTTTGAATTATCTGTTACTGTTTGGTTTTCGTTAAATGTTACTTGATCATTTGTAGGATCAAAAGCATTAACTACAATAGTTAAGGAAGTAGCTGTTGTAATTTCAACTCTAGCATCATTATTACCTCCTACTATAGTAACTATATCACCTGAAGTATATCCTGTTCCTGGATTGGCTGCTCCTGATATAGCTGCTGTTGTAACATTACCATTAGCGTCTGCTGTAACTGTTAATGTTAAATTATTCCCTCCAGCTCCTGTTGTAGCTAAAACTGAAGTACCAGGAGTATATCCTGTCCCAGCAGCAGTTACTGCTCCTAAAACAGTTACTACTCCAGCTTTTATATCTCGTCCTGTTACTACAGAACCTACTGATGGTATTTCACCATTACTAAAAGTATCTAGTAATAAAGTTGGAGAAGCTGTTGTAGATTGAGCAGCTAAAGCTGTTGTAATTAATATGTTTTCTCCTAATATTACTTGATAATCATCAACTGTTATTGATGGGGTTGAAGATATTAGTAAATACATATCTTCTTCTGGGTGAATTGTTAAATATTGTTTTTCTCCTGCTGCATCTAATAAAATACTACCCACTGGTAGTTGGTCTGTGTAAGTTGTTGTATTAGTATAAACTACTCCCCTTATACTTGAAGATGCTTCTATTGTTACTGCAACACTAGGTGCAGGTGCTGTTTCAAAATCATATTCAACATAAATTGGAGTTCTTAATGATTTATCAACATTTAAAAATGTATTTGAAAATCTACTAGTACCGCCTGTAAAACTTGCAGCAGTTCTTACTACAGTATCTACAGTCGCTACATCTGCACCTGGGCTACCTCCACCTGCGAATACTGTAATTGTAAACGAATCACCTACTGTACTTTGACTATTTGTTGTAGATGAATTTAGAGTAACTGTACTAATATTAAATGTAGGTCCACTTCCTGTAAATGTTACGTTTACTTTTAGATCTGTTATACTTGTATTTCTATTATTTTGAGGTCCAACAGCTAAAGTATTTCCACCCTGGACATTGTTAAATGTTAAAGGTAAACCATTAGTAAAGTTATTTGCTACATTAGTACCATAAGTAACTGTAGTATTACCATCTGTACCTCCATATAATTGTGTTAATATAACTTGAGTACTATCACTAGGATCTACTATAGCTCTTACAGTTGGAGTAGCAGCTAAACTACCTTGACCATTAACAGAATTTACAGCTGCTGCAAATTGTGTAGCTTTATCAGCTGCTGCTCCTGTTCCATTAAATAATGTAAAATCTGTATTTCCAATAGCACCTGTTGTTCCTGTTGATGAGCAATATTTTTTAGTAATAGGTGATCCATCACTAGGGTTAATGGTTACAATTTGTATAGAGTGAGCATCATTAGATGAACCAGCAGCTATTGTTTGAACACTGTCTCCAAAATCAATAGTTACTGTTCCTTGAGCTTGTACAGGACCAGCATCTACTAGAGTTATATCTTGGTTTACTTCTTCTAAAGGTACTGCTTCAAATATTGATTGTTTAGTTGCTGTTAAAGCTAAATCATCACTTTCTAATATAAACAATGAACCTCCTTCTTCTAATATATTATATTGATTAACACTTCCTCCGGGACCACCTTCAATGTCATATACAAATGAAGATGAATAATATGTTGTTTGTTTTATAGGATCCCATAATTGGTGTGTATTAGCTGAACCTGTTAATTCTAAATTTTTAAATGTTAATGGTTGATTAAAAGGTGCGTAAGATTGTGTAGTAACTATGTCAACTTGCGGCTCTCGGTATCTATTACGTTCAAGCATGTGTTGTTTAATTACAATACCTGTAGACACACTTGTACGTGCAGGTACATAATTCTTAATCGCTCTAAATAATGAATCATCAAAATATTTAATTAACCTTAAATAATCAACTTGGCTACGATTTTGATATTTTTTAAAATAATCTTTTGATATATTTCTTAAACCTGGATAATAATCATCTGATGATGATCTAAATCTAGGATCTGCTATTACTTCTTGTATAGCACCGTAACCTAAAGCTTGAATTATATCATCATTTACTTCTTCAGTAGGTGAAAATGCTACTTCTAATGAATTAATATTATCTGTATAACTTTGACTTACAGGTGGATCTTGTTGTATACTAACTTTTGGTGATAAAGTTGTGCCAAAATTTAAATTAGTAGAATATTTTATTTTATTACTTACTCTATTTCTAAGTCCTATTGAAGGTTGATCTAAAAAGTAAGTTTCTACATTTGTATCACTATAAGTTCTAGTTGATGAATTAACATTAAAAGTTACATCATAACTAGAAGTTAAATCTGCATCATTTATTGTAGCTTGATTTACATCATAAAATGAAGCTGTTATTACTAAAGGTGATGAACCTGTAATTGCAGGGTGAACTGAAGGGTATTGTTTATCGTATTGAGTTAAATATTGAGATGATGTAAATTTATTTTCCAATTCATTACCTAACGGAGCTCTAAAGTTTACTATATCAAATGATGATTCTGAACCTGTAATATTATTACCCTCAATTGATTCAGGATTCATTACAAAATCATTAAATACTGATTGGCTTATATCATGCGAATAATATCTAAATTCTTGAAGTGATCCAGAGAAATTTTTACCTGCATTTTGAACACCTTTTGTTCCTCCTACAGATAATGTTCCTATACTACCGGTTGTTCCTGCTGTTAATGTATTACCCCATCCACCTAAATATAAACCTGCTCCATAAGTTGCTATATCAGTTGAAAAACTATTCCATGATGAGTTTACAGATGCTGAGTCAACATTAGCTGGGTGTCCAAATGAAGGTGGACTTCCATTATTTATGTTTACATATATACTAGCTGATCCTTGAAATCCTATTTGATTACCATCAGCACCGTCATAAATTTTATTTGCTGCATATAAAGTATAAGTAGTATTTTGATCATTATCAGTTGTAATAGGATGTTGATCTCTTTGTAATAAAACTGACCACCACCCTTTATCAAAGAAAGGTAAATAAATAGGATCTGACATTGCTGTTCCTCCTCCATTAGCATCTCCTTTTATAAAAAATCTCATTTCACCATAATCAACATACTTACTACTTGTTGAACCTAAATGTGAACCTGATGTTGAACCTGTATAATATAATGCTATACCAAAATCAGCATCAGTAGCTGTGTTAGTAGATTTTTTAATTAGTAATGATTGCGAGTCAAAAGTACCAGCAAATGAAGAAGATGGATAACCAGTTGTTTTAAATCTAAATCCTATACCATCAGGTACTATTTGTTCAGCTCCTAAATTACCATTTGCTACAGAAAATGTAGCTGCTCCACCTGCTACAGATGTACCTAAATTAGCATCATTTAAAGCATTTACTTGGGCTGCTGTAATTGTTATTACTGTGTCTGTTGTATATCCTCCAGAATCACCTTGTGTTAAGGTAGCAGTTGTTATTTCACCTGCTCCGTTTGAAGTTAATGTTAATGTACCTCCACTTCCCCCTCCTGTTACTGTAAATTGTGTATCTATACCGTATGCTGCGGATGTTTGACCTGCTGCTGCTCCAGTTAAAGTAGTACCTCCAGCTGTTATAGTTGAAGTTGATACTAATTTATTATGGGAATGAATATAATTTCTATATAAAGGTTGCCATGGTACTCTTACAGATGCACTTGCATAGTTAGTTCCTGCTGGTACAGGGCTAAAAGCATAACTATATCTTTGATACCATAAATCATAGTCGTTTTCTTCATCTTTATTTTTACCTCCAAATTCATTTATTCTTAATATTGTATTAGGTATACCCCAAATATTAATTAACTGTCTTAATCCTGCTACTGTACCTTTTTTCTTTACAAGATAAGCCATATTATGATAAAGACGTTTAAATATTTCTTTACTTACTTTATCAATTGGATAAGGAAAACCTAAATTTTTAAATGATTCTACATAATCCTCATATGAATATCCATCTTCCCAATAATTTATAATTCCACCAGGACCATTAATTGCTATATAATGATTTATTAATTCACTTCCTGTTGGAGGCACAAATAATCCATTATCACTACCAATTAAACCTATAAAATTATCTTGATTATTATAATTATTTCCAAACCCAGTATATCCTAAAGATGTTATTACATCATCAGCTAATTGTAAAGGAATACCTTTATCTAAATTATTTGTAGTGTTTAATTTTTCAGTTATAGCTTTAGTATATAACCATACTTCATCAAATGATTGACCAATCATATTTACATAATCTAAATAATTATTGTTAGAAGTATTATTTTTAATAAAATCAGGAACAGTGTAATATAACCAATTTTGATTATTACCATCAAAATCCTCACCAGCTGATTCCGCTCCTGTTATCCAAGTTTGTGCTGTTGCAGATGAAGTTGCTAACAATTGTAATGGAAAAACATCACCTGTTTTTGGGTAGGCATCAGATGATGTAGCATAATATTGATAATAATCAAATCCTGAAAATGCTGTTATTTCATTTTCTATTTTTGTATATAAAGAAGCTATACTTTCTGATATAGGAACACTTCCTGGGTTTGATGATGTGGTAAATGATAAAGTATCTATATCAGCTTCATAAGCTTGTATTCTTGATATTTTTTCTACAAAATTACTTACTTGCTCTTTTGCAGATGAAAAATTAACAAATTCTTCAAAAGAACCTGTTGAGTAATTAGGTGATAATTGTACCCCATCTTGAGCTAATCTATTTAATAATTGATCTTTTGACCCCGATGATTTAGTTCCTAATAATTTATTTTTATTTTTATTAATTGAATCATCATTAACAAATTCATTTAACTTTAAATTAGAATTTGGGCCTTTAATAGATACAATATTATCAAAATTATTTAAATAATCATTAACAAATTTTACTAAATAACCTTGTGATTCTGCTGTTTTAGTTACAACATATAATTCATCTAATAAATCATATTTTATTGGTAGAGGATCATATAATTTAATCAATATTGAAGATTGACCAATAGCATTACCTGATTTTACATTATTTGCTGATTGAGCTGTAGTTGATTGTTCAATTGAATCATCATATTTTATATTTACCCCAATATGATATTCATTATTACCAAATGAAATATAAACTTCATCAAAATAATCTGCTTTTGATATTTTTTGTTTTAATGAAACTGATGTTTGTTTCATTGTTCTTGTTGAAATAAAATTTGATTTTAATCTTATTTCTGTTCTATCTGATGAGATTTCTGCTAAATAATAAGGTATGTTTGGACTAGAGCCTAATTCTAGGTTAATAAAATTATATACAGCATATAAATCACCATTAGTAAAACCTTGAGTAGCTACATCACTCTCAGGAGTTAAATTAATTTGTGAAGTTGAAATTTGTAACTGTTGTGTTTTTTTATTTAATGATTTAGTTGGGTTATAATTTTCATTAATTCTATAATTTTGAAAGAAATAATCAGAATAAATTATAGTTTTATTAGCATCATATATATAAAATTCAATGTTATTTTCATCTGGTAAAAAAGAACCTATATACTCTTGGCTTTGAATAACAGTTTGATTAGATAACTCATACCCATCAGTAAATAATGTTTCTGGGTTAATGATTTCTAAAGAAGAAGAATATGTTACATTTTTATCCATCTATATTTCCTATTGAGTTAGTTAATGCATTTATTGTATTTGTTAAATCTTCAACTAATTGTACATTTTGTGCTCTTAATTGATCTATTTCTTCTTGTAAAGCATCTATTTCTTCTCTTTGTGCTTCATATTGAGTATAATTAGTACTTTCTTTAATTAAAAAAATATGTGAATTAATTTCTCCTTCTTTTGGTATTTGATAAAATAAGGTATTATATATAGTAAAAAAATCTCCTACAGTAGCCAAGCTTGGATCAAAAAAACTTAAATCTTTTTCTATGTTAGATTGTCCTAATTCTGTAAATTCAGTATTTACAGTATCATCAAACTGTTTTCTATTAAATGCTTCTCGTTTTAAACTTACAGTTTCACCAGCACCACTACCTCTTCCTCTTTTAACATCATCAGATAATATGACTGATTTAAGATCTTTTGTTTTTGCCATTATCCATTAATTACTTTAAACATTATATCTTCATCAAATACTTTTACTGTACCACCTACTGTGGATTTAATCAATATAGTATAATATCTTTCAGGTTCCAACCCAGCCATTTCTACATCAAAATAACTAGATATACTATCTGCACTTATTTTAGTGTAAGGGTCTGAAAATGGAACTACATACTCATTTGTATCTGTATCTTTAATAGCATAAAATGATGAAGTATATGGTAAGTAATGGTTATTAGTATATAACGAAGCCGTTTGAAACACTACATCAGGATATTTTGGTATTGCTGCTACTCTTAATCTAGGTACACTTTCTGAGTAATATGTACCTGCATTATTATAAATGCTAACAAATGATTCTTGTGTATTTAATACTGATTGATTAGTTGATCCTGTAGAAAAACAATAATCATTCCATTTTAAATTTAATGCAGGTGGGTATATTGTATTTGTGTCTATTGAAAAATATTTAAATGTGGATTGAAAATTTCTATTATCAACAAATTCTCTTGAACTTGATTGTTTAACTAAAAATCCATCATTTGGAAATCCTTTTGTTATAGATGCTAGTGAGTAAGTATACCAGGTTTTTACAGTATCAGTTACATCTACTTCTATATCAATTCCAGATCCATAACTAAATACTCTTTCTTGTATTACATCTAATCCTACATTTGATCCTGTATACCAATTTCCTCCTCCAGCTACATCTGATCCTGAATATGATGCTTCAGAAAAAGCTCCAAAACCATCAACTGTAGTAACTTTAAATACTAAATCAGTTGTTACTGTTCCTATTGCCCCACCAGTTAAATCTGCTGCTGCTATTGTAATTGTATCTCCTGGTATATATCCTGTTCCCGCTGTAGTACAAGTTACTGTTGTTATTGTAAATTGTGCTCCTGTGGTTGTAATTGTAAATTGTGCTCCTGTTCCTCCTCTACTTCCATTTCCTGCTATATTAGTTAATGAAGCATTAATAGTACCTACTGTTGTAGATATTATTTGTTGATCAGCTGCAGTAGTCATAGCTCCTGATTCAGCCCAATTTAAAGCTCCTTCAGCTGCTGAACCTGAGTAGTTTCTAAATTTCCAACTTACACCATTTGATGTCATTGGGTTGTCAGCTAATCTACCTGTTCCCATATTCCAACTTCCTGAAACTGGGTATATTTTTAAATTTTGATCCATTCCTAGACCAGTAACTACAGCAGCATAATTATCCATTGTAATTTGATGTTCAACTGGTTCAAAATTTTGTGTGTTAGGACTAGCTCCTGAATTTACTTTATCTAATTCGAAATAATAATCATCTGAACCATGGAATGACTGTGAAGGAATATATAATCTATCTGAAAATTTATATCCTTTACCTCTAGATAATTTAGGATCATAACCTGCTATTAATGAAGTAATTGGAAATACACCCCAATCATCATCTAAACTACCAAACCCATTATTAAACGAAACATCATTATTTGCTACATCAGCAGTTATATTACTTGCTCCTAAAGTAAGTGTTAATACACCTACAGTACCTGTAAAACCAGCTGCTATTAAATTAGCTTGTGGTATTGTTATTATATTACCAACTACATACTGTTGACCCTGACCAAGACTAGGAATTGTAGCTGCTGATACATTACCTGCTCCATCACCAGTTAATGTTAAAGCCCCACCATTACCTGTTTGTTGTGTTCCACCTGTTACAGTAACACCTGCTCCACTTAAATCAATTTCAAAAGGTCCTGTTACGTTACCTATTGCTGTTTTTGCTGCTCCTCCTGTTTGTGCTAAAACATTTTGACCTGCAACTAATCCACCTGATTCGAGTTGTATTCCTGCAGCTATTAAATCTGCAGCTAAAACAGCCATTGTTGCTGCATTAGAGTCTCCATAAGAAGGAGTAGCACCTGTTTCAGCATCTGAACCAAATAATGAAGCACCTGAAGTTAATGCTGTTGTACCTACAAAAGCATCTTCAAATCTGTTATTTTTAACTACAAGTGTTACAGTTGCACCTTGTGTATCTGCTTCTAAATTACCTGTTGCACCTCTATTAAATGCAAATGGACCATAATTACCGTCTGGAGCTGTCATTCTACAACCATTATCCGCTGGTTGACCACCTGCATTACTTGTTGCTATTGATGCACTTAAACTAACACCTGGTTTAAAATATGCTGCTCCTGTTGATAAATAAAGTTGTAAACCTGTTCCACTTCCACCTGCATATATAGGTTCATTTGGATTTTGACTACCTGAGTATAATGGCTCTACTATAGCATCAAATTTATTTCTTGAACTTGTAGGATAGGATAATCCTTTAGTTTCGAAATTTTGATATGATTCTGGTCTTATTAAATTTGGATCATTAAGTACCATAACACCAGCTGTTGTGCCTGTAACTGAACCTGATACACTAGAAGTAACCCAAGTATTAATTTCATCTTGAGAATATTTAAGTAAATATCTACTTACCTGAGGAGAATCTTCTTCTAATATTGTAGTAGCTTCTAATATCTCATCTAACCCAGTATTTCTACTTTGGGAGAAAGTATACATTGTTGCATCTTTTAAAGGGAATATTTTTCTATTTGCCATTTCTTAATATAATTATATTGCTACTACTTTACCTATAATATCTTGATTAGGATATTTTACTTCAAATACCATTGGGTCTAAAGATGGATATAAAACATCATCTATAGTTGCAGCTGTAGTATCATATGAAAAATTACTATATCCCTTACTTTCTCCTGTTAGATTACTTATTACTATGTTTTTTACAATTTGAACTCCTTCTATTTTACTTAATCTTACAAATATATCTTTCATTATAATAGGTTCATTAATTTGCCATTTATCTATATCAAAATAAGCTTGTAATGAATCTATACAATTAGTTAGTACTTCACTATTATTATAATTAGGATTAACTACTATTTCAAAATTAACTTGTATGTTAATTATATAAGCATCTTTTATGTTAATAGAATCATTTATCATTCTATATTCTGATAGATAAGTTTGTAAATTTCTTTTTAAAGTAACAGATGCTGTCCTTAATTGTTTATTAGAATTAAAAGATAAAATATATAAATCCAATACAGATGGTAACTCACCTGATTGGTAATCTCCTATTTTTTGAGGTTGAGCGTGTGCTTTAGCTATAGTACCTAATTTAGAAGGCATTGATAATGCTCTAACTAAATAATCTTGTGTAGTTACTACTCTTAATTGATTTTGAAAATTACCTAAAGCATTCTGTCTTAATTCTTCAACAGTATCTCCATCCATACCACCATCAGCTGCTAAAGGATTATTTGAAGTTAATGAATTAAATATTTGATTTGCTAGAGCATTTGTGACAGCAGGAGTAGTTATTATAGGTTGATTAACAAAAGTTACATTAGTATTATCTACTCCAGTTAATGTTCCTGCTTCTACATTAGCTGATGCTCCTCCTCCTTTTAAATATCTTACTGTTAAAGTAGTATTATAAGGTGCAATTCCATAAGTGTTTGTAAATACAAAATTTGTTGGGGAAAATGCTGTTGTTAATTTATTTTGTTCAAAAGGTAAACCTAAACCTACATTATCTGGGTTAGGTATTATTTCTTCTGTTGTAGATCTAGTACTACCAGCTCCAAATTGAAGTTGTAATGATCCTGAATCTATAAATCTAGCTGCAAATCTTCTTTGTACTGTTTTTAATTCTAACAAATAAGGAACTTCTGGGTCATTTATAAAATTTGGATCATTTGTATCTGTATTTCTTATAGTATTATAAACATTTTCTTGAGCTAAATTAGGTACTTCATACCATTGATTACCATTAGAATCAAATACATCTAATATTCCTATAATATTAGCATCATTTATATTAACACTATCGAATTTTTTAGCATTTGTAAATGTAAAACTAGTTGATATTATTTCTGATGATGTAGCTTTTCTACTTTTCTTTAATAAATAATATGTTGGGTTACCGTTTGTAATTTGGTAAACTGATACTGTTGTTGGATCTAAAGAGCTTGATGCTGAAAAATCTACTACATCCTCTGTTAAAAATTTAGTAGATGAATCATTATTAGCTGTAATAGATGTATTTTCTGGTATTAATAAAGCATAACTATAATCTGGTACGTAAATACTTGCACTTACTATAGATGGTACTTGTTGATAATAATCAACAAAAGTAGTAGCAACTGTTGTTACTTTTGGAACATAACCTAATGAATAAGCTAAAGCATATAAATTTTGAGTTTGTCTAGCTTTTTGTATAAATGTTTCTTGAATTTGATTATCTAGATAAAAAGACATTACATCTCCTACATAAGCTGCCATTTCAATAAATAGCATACCTGTAGAAGTTTCTGTAAAATCATTAAATGTATTTGGGAAATAGGTTTTTGAATAATCTATTAGTTGACTTCTAATAGTATTAAAATCTCTATCTGTATATCTTATGTCTCTATCTAATTGGGCCATTATTCTAATTCTATGGTTATTTCATCTTCAATACCAAAATTTTCTATTTGATATACTAGATTAAAAGTTATTTCATTTCTATCAGGTTCATTTATAAATTCTATTTGTTTTACTACTATTTCAGGAAAAAATAAATTAATATCATTTTGTATTCTTATTTGTAGTGCATCTGTTGTTGAGTCTAATATAGCTTCAAATAATAAATTTCTTAAATCACCCCCAAAGTCTGGTCTAAATAATCTTTCACCTTTATTAGTTAATAAATAATTAACTAAATTAGCTTTTAATTGTTCTCTTGTAGTAAATGTTGGAATAAACACAGCATTTCCATCTAAAGGAAAACCATACCCTACTGCTACACTAGGAGTAAGATCAATTGGAAATTCACTTTGTATTATTCTTGCCATTATTATTTATTCATTAATCCCGCTATTTGACTTAAATCTACCTCTCCTGGTGGTAATGTGCCATTTGCTACGTCCATTCCAGCTTGTGGTCTAAATGTTTGAGCATTACTACTATTAAAACTAGCTGCTGTATCACCTAATATATTTTCATACGCTGCTCTTTTAGCATCTGCCGTCATTGTTGGTGTTTGGCGAACTATTGGTTCTTTATTTTCTGTTACAGGAGCTGTGTATGTTGGTTGAGTTATAACTTTTGGAGTTTTAACAGCTTCCAATAAAATTTCCTTCAATTCTTCTTGAATAGCCTCTTTAACGGCTTCTTTTATTATTGTTTTAAGTGCTGATGTCTTCATTTTATTTATAAATATTAAATTATTATGTTTTTTATGTAAAATTAAGTGACTCTGTTGATTCATTTACAGGTTCAATCTTAAATTTTGTAAAATTAGTAGGATAATTAGTTTCTGCCCCTCCTACTTCAGGGATACTGTCAATTATTTCTAGTTGGTAGGTATATGTTCCTAGTATTTCAACACCACCAATATTTTCTCTTATTGTTTCATCTCTACCTGCTGTTTGGGATATTTGAATTACTTGGACGTCTTCACTAGATGAAATAGATGTAGGTATAAGTGGGATTGAAGTTGATCCTCCAAGCCATGCCCCATTATTATAGTCATTACTATTCCCTCCAAATAATGATTCATATTTATTTTTTATATAAAATAAAAAACTTCTAAACATAGCAAGTGTTACAGCTTTAGATGTTATATCTCCAGTATCAAGTGCTCGCTGTTCATCAACAGAATTTCTTCTAGCCATCTCATAATAATTTTTACCAACTAACCAATCACTTTCATTACTATATAATATAATCCATCTATTACTTTGATCTCCTGGGTTAGAACTATCAGATAACTGCCATTTTCTACCTTTTAATCTCCTTGATATTCCAAGTGCACTTTGATTAAAAAGAAGAGGTTTTGTTTTGTTAAATAATACTTCTATTGCTTGATTTATACCTTCTGGTTTAGAATTTGGATTTGCTATAGCTCCACTAGCTAATACTTGTCTAAAACCACCTTGTCTATAGGGCATTGAAGAAACACTTGTTCCTCTTTGACCAAAATATTCATCTTGAATATATTGTAATTTTTCAAAATATGATAAACCTGTTAGCTCAAACCCTGCTAGTGTATTATTAAAAGGTGATTGGGCTAAACCATTTTCAGTTAAAGTATCTTCTGTTAATGTTTGGTAAAAAGTTTCCATAAAAGGTAAAACATCTAATCCAAACTCATCTGTAAATTGTGTTATAGCATCTTGATTAACATCTTTTCTTCTTCCTGTAAAAGGGTTAATATTATCTTGTATAGCAGTAGATCTTTTTAGAGTAAATAAAGCTTCTGTAAATCCTAAATTTCCACCACCATCAGCACCTGTTTGATTTGAATTACCATTTCCTCCAAAAGTAGTCATTTCTATACTTATAGGAGAATTTATTTGAATAGTTCCAGATGTAATATATGAAGAAATTGTAAGACCTTGAGTATTATAAGCTGATGATCCTTGTACTAAGGCATTTGATCCAAATTCTATATCTGTTGGTGAACTATTTAAATTAACACTATTACCACCATATAATATATACTGTGGGAGTGATCTATTTCCTTGACCAGGAGGTACTTCACCGTATAATTCACGATATTGTTCTTGTTGTGCTGGTGTTAATGTGTTATAAGATATTGATAATGATGATGTTTGCTGTATTCTATCTCTTACAGGAGGAGCTACCCACAATGTAATATTTGCAGTATAAACATCAACAGCAAATTTTGCTTCATCAATTAATACTCTAACATTTTTAGCATATGAGTATGCTCCATTAGGAAAATCAGGGTTGATTTGAGGGTTACTATTATAAACAATAATATCACTACCATATCCAGGTATACCATCATTTACACCAACACTATTTTCTCTTACTGCTTTTATTCTTCTTGATGGAAATGAAAATCTTTGTACTGTAAATGTTTCTCCAAAGGTAGGTGAATCTGGGTTTTCATCTACACGTTCAATATATTGATCCGGATCATATTCTAATATAAACTTAAAATTCTTATAAACTACAGGATTTGGGGAATTTGGTTGTAAGCTTTCTTCTAATGCTACTAAAGAATCTGCAAATGGGTTACTTATAAAATCAGCTAAAGCTAAATTTCCTTCAATATTATTAGCTAAATTATTTCCAATAGCATCTATTTCTCCTTGACTTACTATAGGACATTGATCTTGTAAATTTGCTATAGATTGAACCATAGTTAATAAAGTAGTAAATGGATTAACTACCACACTTACAGCATTTACTTGGGATGAAACATCATTAATAGTAGATGTCATTGTTCCTAGAGCGGCTTGAACCGTTTTAATGTTTGCTGATCCTGTTTGAAGATATTCTGATAAAGTAATTAATATAGAAGCAAAAGTATTATTTACAGAATTTGGTTGTCCTACTGTTCCTATAGATGTAGGCAAAGCTAATAGTTTTAGTATTTGTACTATTTCAGATGTTAAAGTTATAGATTCTTCAGCTGGTATAATTTTTTGTTGTAATCTATTTACTGGTTCTTGTAATTTTAAAACTGTGTTAGATATACTATCTGTTAAATCAACAAGATCTTGAACTTTATCTTGGCCACTATTTACTAACCTTGTTACTTTTTCTTTCTGTTGAACAGTCATTAAGGGTTGAGCACATATTATTTCTGGAGTAAGTAAGGCACTAGGATCTGCAGCTGGTAGTTCACCTCTTAAAAGAGCACGAACATCAAAAGGTAATGTATTAGGATCTACCCCAGCTTCTTCAATTAATTCTAAACCTTTATTTATAATTGCTTTTTCAGCAGCATCCAGGCCCTTAGACATTTTGTCTGAGTTTTTAACTATTTGATATACTTGCGCAAGAGCTATAGCATCTAAACCCATTATTTACTTGTTGTTGTTTTTGATTTATACTCTGTTATTCTACTTAACATATTAGCAGCTAAAGTTGATAATTTAGTTGCTGCAGGTGTTAAAGGTACTATAGGAATTGATATATTCCCAGGTCCTCCTACTGGGTTTTTTGCTAATACATCTGCCATTGTACTTAAGGCATTACATAAATCCTCAAAATCTGATAAGAATTTATTACCTAATATCATTGGTTCAGATGCATTTTTATCTCCTAAAGCTATACTTTTTGATTTAATTACTGTTGATGGTGAATCTACATTTACACTTTTAACTGAATTTAAACCTATTGTATTAAATGAACTTAACATAATTGAATCTGATTTAGAGTTTAAAACTAGTCTACCAGAATTTAATATTATTTGTTCTCCTGAATATTCATTTAATTTCGTAGGTGGGAAAAAATAAGAATCATAAATAGTTGATGAACCCGATATTGGAATTAGTTGTGTAGATGTTAAATAAATACTTGAAGCATCTTTATTAATATCTTCTACTTGTGGGATCCATGGTTCTTTATCTTCTTCATGTTGTCCATTTCTAATTATTGTTATAGGATCACCATTTAACCCTGAGTTAGACCATGAATTAGGTATTATACTTCCCGATACTGTAGATCCAAATCTTATTGATTGGCCCCACCTACCTTCATGTATAATATCTCCTTCATAAGGTTGAAGATTTCTTACATCTATCCTTTCATTAAAAGTATCCCCTAAATCTATTTCTGTACCCCCATCTGTAACCTGTCGTACTAAACCTCCATCTATTTGTTGGTAATCTCTTGTTTGTGCTGCTTTATCACCTTTTAAGAAAGATTGAATTGGGTCTGGTATAGCGTTATGGTGAACACTGCCCCAAATATTAACAGCTTGAAAATAATATGTATTTACACTATTTGGTATAGCTTGAACGTTATTACTAGGTAAATCTATTATATAAACTACTTCATTTTCTAATGGCACTTGTGATAAATTAGGAAATAAAGGAAGAGCAAATGAATTAGAAGTAAAATCTGGTATTGGGTTTGAATTTGTTAATACGCTGTAGAATATTCCTCCAATAGCTTGATATTCACCAAACTGTTTAAACACTTCAGGGTGAGTTTCACCCTCAAGTAAAGTTTTTATAACTCTAACAGGGACTATTCCTCCAGCACCACCGCCACCACCTGCATTATTTGAGGTACCTTGAGTTTTTGAACTAAAAAAAGGTAATTTAGGCATTAATCTTCTTTTTTACTTTGTATTTTTTCCATTTCTGCAAGTAATGCATCTTTTTCATCCTCAGTTATTCCTAAACCTCCATCTTCACTAGAATTATTAACTACTCTTTGAATAATAGTAGCCATCTTAATTAAAGCATCATCATTTTTTACACCGATTTCCATATATTCTTTGATTAATGGTACTATAAGAGTAGCATCTCCTATTTCTTGTACTAAAGGTTTTAATTCCGAAATTAAAGCTGTTACTTGTTCTGATTTTTTCTTTTGGTTATTATAAATTTCTTCTAAAAGGTCAGAAAATTTTTTATCCCCAAATACAATTGAATCTAATTGGCTCATAATTTTTGGTTATAAATATAAAAAAATTAAATCTTTGAGGTAGGGTAATAACCTTGATCTAAATAAAATAGATATTTTTTCTTAAAAATACCATATAAAACATTGGCAATTTTAGTAATTTTTGGGGTTTTAACATCAATCATTTCTCTAATGTAGATATAAAGTGCTTTTTTATTAAAAACATCAATAGCATCTCTTTTTCTAAATAATTCTAATATAGCGTCTGCTATTTTAGCATCATTACCTTTAGGAAATATTTCAAAAATTCTCTCAGTACATTCTTCAACATACTGATCTATAAAAATAGATAATTTATCTTCATATTTATATCCCTTATTAGACAATTCGTCACCTTCAAATTCACCTTCTATTACTTTATCTACACTTTCATCCATTTTTTGAGATGATATAAAACCTGGTTCGTTTGAATCTAAATTAGAATAATTAGCTAAATCTGTTATTTGGATATTTTTTATTTTTTTACCATAATTTTTAGTATTATATACTATCAACCATCGTTTAACTATAGTACCAAAATAAGAATAAGCTTTGGCACCATTTTCTGGGTTGAATAAATGAATTTTTGATAATAAAAAAACCATTAATTCGTGTTGTAAATGTTCTAAATTTTCAACTTCAGTATAATAAAACTTAAATGTATGGATTATATTTTGGGTTAGCTTATAAAAAGGATAATGTATATGATCTTGATATATATCACTTCTTTCATTAGCATCTTTAATAGGGTCTAAACTATTATATTTAACTATATTTGCTTCTGTTTCTTTTGAAAAATATACTCGTCCTTTTCTTTCTCTTTTATTCTTCTCAATTATATGATCCATTTATTCTTAGATTTTTTTAATATTAAAATCATTAAGAATTGCTTGTATTTGTTTAATTGTTTTAAAGAAATGACCTACTTCGTCGTCGCCTTCAAATGAACCCTTAATATCTGTTTTTTTAATTTTTTCATCCGAAACCTCGATTACTCTAGATATATTATCTAAATATTTAAGATACCCTAATAGAATATCTTCTTGTTTTTCATTTTTACGTAATAAATTAATAGTCGTAAATCCTAAAACCACGACTATTACTGACAGTATTACTATTGCTGTTATCATAATTTATCAAATAAATTTTTAAGTCCTTCGCTTTTTATAGTATTTAAAGCTTTAGATTTAGTGCTTGTTTTTTTATTTGACTTCAATGTATAATTCTTTTTTGGTTCATCCACATTATTTTTAAATGTTGGTAACCATTCTTTTTCAAATTCAATTCTTGAAGCCATCATATCAGCATGGTGTATAATATAAATTAATGAAGTTCTTGGTTTTGTTTCAACCATAAAACTTTTAAAATATGATTCATTAGCTGGGTCATATAATCCGTCATGTAATTTAATTGCTAAATGTTCATTATAAGATAATTTAATACCTGCTTGAGTTAATAAGAAAATTGACCTATCTGGAACTGACATATATGCAATCTTTTTATTGAATTGATACATTTCACCCATATTCTTTTTCCTCCATTCATCTTTAGAAGGTATATGAGCATATTCTTCTCCATCACCCATTTTACCTAAATCATGATTAATAGCGGCAAATACTAATTCTTCTACAGTATATGTAGTAGTATCTGCTCCCATTTTGCCCCATACATTATGTAATTGTAAAGCACATTCTATAACACGATTAACATGATCAATATACCCTCCTGGAAACGCATTATGATATGCTTTTTTATGTGAAGCAGGCATCAATACTAATTCTTCCTGGTGTTGATTGTAAAATTCTAATAATTGGTCTTTTCTATCTCCCTTAATATATTTTTTAATATAAGATTGGAATGTTTGCCAATTCGATGATATTTGTTCTGCTGGTATACTCATAACTATTATTTTATTTTATCCGTTTCTTAATCCTGCATGTTCCCTTTCTAATGTAGATTCTAAATCTCTAAGGATATCTTCTGTATCTTCTACCTTTTTAATAAATTCTTCAACTGGTTGCTGAGTTTTTACTATTAATTTTAGATTAGTTAAGTTGCCCTGTATTCTGTTTGTAAGACGAACAATTGTCTCTGGGTTGCGTAATGCCATATTATATTTATTTAATTAATGTTTTGTACCTTCTGTACCCCTTTATCTCCATATCCCTTATTCTCTCATTTCTTTAAATCCCTGTATATCGAATTTAATAAAAGATCTTTGGGGATCCAAATTATTTTTTAAGTTTTAATGATTTTTTCTTTATTTTGAGTAAAAACGCACATCTTTCATATAATTCATCTTTTTGAAAGAACTCAATTCCCATATCAAGAGTCGCATAAAATTGCTCGTCAGAATAATGTTTAATTGCGTTTATATAACCTTCATTTTTAATATCTACGTTAGATATATAATTCCAAGCTCTGTTATATACAACATATTCTCCTGCTTCTTTAATATCATTAACATCAAATTCTTGGTTAGATTGTTTAAAAAAATTTAAAACTTTAGTGTTAAAATTTAAATGATTTAGGATCAATTTTTTATACATACCTACATGAAATATAGGTTTTTTCTTTAATTCATCTAGGTTAGTAACAGTTTGGGTACCATCAAGTTCTTCACCTGGTATAAATAATCCAAATATATTAGTCATATCAATCATCTTATTATACATATTCTTCAACTTCATTTCTTATATATTTAGTTATAATTGTGGAGAATATCGGAGTCGAACCGATGACCTCCTGCGTGCAAGGCAGGCGCTCTAGCCAGCTGAGCTAATTCCCCATTTATTTATTTATCTGCTTTATCACTATAATATTGAGCTTCAGACTCAACCATTTCATTATATAGTTTTTCTTTATCTTCATTTGTTAAACTTGCCCACCACTCATCATGTAATTGATTCATTTCTTCCATAGTAATAGGTTGTGATTTTTCGTTTGCCATAGTTTAATTTTTATCGTTATTAATTTCTACTGGTATATCTAATACATTACCATCCATATCCGTTACAACAGCTGTTAATTCTTGTCCCTTTTTAAGATTTAATGGAGTATTCACTTTTTCTTCATTATTTTTATTCGTGTTTTCAATATCCTGAATAATTGCATATTTAAACCCCATTGGGAACTGTTTTTTACATTCTTCTGGTCCTAATTTTTTATAAATTTTCTCAAGATTTTTATTCATTTTTTGACGTGCTTTATAATCTTCAAAATCTTCATCTTCACCCCTAGCATTTTTCATATCAAGACCTACAAACATAGATACTTCACCGGATTTAATCCATTCTTTCATTTTTTCTTCTTTTAATTCTTTTGATTTTTTAATAGCTTCTTTTGTACGTGGATCATCTTTACGCATTGTATAAGCTTCTTCCCCAAAAGTAATTAACGTATCATTATTTTCCTTATATTCTTTTTTTTCCATTTTAATTTTATTATAATTATACTTCTCTTTTATCTCCATGTACTATTTTTACTGTTGGAAATCTTAATGATATGCCACCTTTATCATTTTTAGTTTCCTCAAAATATTGTACTGTAATTACCTTACCTACAATTGAACCATCCATATATTGTAAACGTTGATCATGAGTCCAACCACTACCAACTTTTACTTTATGACCTTTATGTTCAATCCATACTTGAGATAACATTTCAATAGTTTCTGATCTACCATTTCTAACAACCTCAGCTGTATCTGTATCATAATCAATTACTTCATACTCAGCATCATGGAATTTTTTAACTTTAACTAGGTTTTTACTACGTTTACCTTCATAACCTACATTTTTACGTAACATAAATCCTTCCCAACCTTTTTCAAGTGATTTTTTATTCCATGTTTCAAAATGATCATCATCATTTATTTGAACTTGGTCTACATATTGTAAGGTTTGACCACACGTAAATCTACCACCTTGCCAAGCTCTTAACATACGTAATCTTTCAGTTAATGGTGTATTACCTTTTCCTGCATCAAATTCTGATTTATGCATCATATCAAATATCATAAATCTAGGATTTTCAATTTGGTGATCTTTACGTCTAAGTTCTTTCATTACACCCTGAAAATCTTCGTTACCATTTTCATCTAATAAACAAATCTCTCCATCAAATACATGATTAATAATACCTGTATTTTCAATAGATTCTTTTACTCTATTTAATGTAGTTAATTCTTTACCCATTCTAGAATATAATGTACAAACTCTATTCTCATCAACCACGGCTAAACATCTAACCCCATCAAGTTTTCTTGAAGCATACCATCTATCATCCCAATCACATTTACCTTTATATTCTTGAGCTAATGCAACGGAGAAAGTAGGAATTAAATTTGGTATAGCTTTATTAATAACCTTATCACCAGCTCTGATGTCTAAATTTTTATCAATAATCTTATATATTAATTGATTATCATCATGTGAATTAGCACATCCATTTATAAGTGCTATAGCATCATGTCCTGTAAATTTTCTATTCGTTAGATCATCCAATAAATGGAAAATATCTCTATATCCTCTACTCCATTGTTCCTTAACTAAATGGCTATTTTTTTTACAAGTTTTACTTGTAACATAGTATTGTTTAAATGGATTATAAGTATATTCTAATATTTTATGAATATGTGAACTTGCGTTCTTTATTATTTGAACTTTTTGCGTACTACTACTTGTAGCACGCATATCTTCTATAAATTGATTTAATTTTGTCATATTATCTTACTAATAAACTTGGTGAAACTGTATAAATATCTCTGGTGGTAGTTCCATAACCTTGAACCTTAATATTTTTCTTATTAATTTTTATAATTTTAAATTTTGTATTAGAATCTATTGATTTATGATTTATACTTACCATATCACCAACATTAAAATCATCTTTACTTAATATTTCAATTTTTTCACCTTTTCTAGCTGTCATTTTAGCTCTTAATTCTTCACTATTAAAAGAAATAGTACCTAAATTAATATTAACACCATATTGCTTTTCTAATTGTGCAACTGCGTTTTGAAAATCTCCTCTAAAATTTTTAACTTCTTGTTTAGTCATAACCTTTATTTTTTTTATTATTAATATACCGTAAATATACGAAAGATCTCCTGGGTATCCAAATATTTACACATAAGCTTCACCTATTTCTTCAATAATTTCCTTAGCTTCTTCTAAGTCAACTTGAAAAAACTCACGTTGGCTGCTTAAACGATATTCATCTAATCTTTCATGAACGTCTTTTTCTAAATCATTTCCATTCCAACAACTATAAGCAAATTCAACTTCATAAGGTAAAGCAACACCTGTTGCATTTGATAATTGTCTTGCTCTTTCTTCGGGAGCACTATTAGTATAACCTATTTTTAGTATTCCGGGTTGAGCGGGATTTGATAAAATATATACCCATGAGTTATGATCATCATTCCTATTTGTATAAGAAAGTTTTCTACGATTTGTAAAATAATTTACATCTTCCCAACCTTCACCTCTAGAAGAAGGGGAAAAAGTAAAATAAGAAGCATCTCGAGAGCTTTTAGCAGGAAAAAATTGTTTAGATTCTTCAATAGTGATTTTTTGCATGTAACCTTAATTTTTGTTTATGTGTGTAATATACGAAAGATAATTCAGGAAGCCAAGCCTCTCTCGAAAGGTCTCCCTTCTACATATATTAATATTTAAATACGTATATATTACGATGTTATACTTAATGTCATATGACCAGTTGATTTTAGGTAATATGATTCAGCAGGTACGGTTGTAGCAGGAGAATAATTAAATGATCCAGCACCATTACCAACATCTTGTCTTATTGAAAAAGAGTAACTTGAAATTGGAGATTGGTTTTTTGGATTACCATTATCAGTATCAAATGATTGGGAGACAAATAATGATTGAGATACGTCTCCGACAAATGTTCCAAGTAATCCAGTTAGGTCGGATTGTCCACGTCCAGCCGCAATTGCGGATTGTGAAAGAGCGTAATTTGTGTCTAAAGCGGAATCCATAGAAAAATAAGCG